GTGCGGCTGCTGTTCAGTTGCGTGAGTTGAAGAAGCAGTATGGTGATACGTTTGCGCAGGTTCCTACGGGTCAGGTTGTGCCTGAGCGTTATGTTGAGGCTTTTAAACCTCAACCTCAACCTCAAACTAAAACTTTAGGTTTGGGTGATGTTGATTGGGAAGAAGTTCAAAGACGTATTGATGCTCAGAATGCTGCTAATGCAGCAGAAGAAGTTGCTGCAGTAGAGACTACGGCGGCTCCTGTCGTGGAAACAATTCAGACTCTTTTAAATCAGAGTGGGGCTGGTGTAGGCGATCAATATTATCGTCCTCAAGACATGGGAGAAACTATTCGTGAGTTGTTTGGTGAACGTCAAGCAACAGATTTGTCGCAGAATATTAAAGATTTAATTTCTGGTAGACGCACAAGTTTAACTAACGCTGAGGCTAGACGAAATGAGCAGATTGGTGAGATTGCTAGAACTTTAACTGGTGATATTGGCGCTTTGGAAACGGATCGTACGGCACAACAACAGGCTTTGATTGATGCTATTGCTGGTCGTGCTACTGGTTTAACTACTGGTTCAGAGGATCGTATTGCTGCCGCGAGGCAGGCTTTGGGTCCACAGGTTACAGACGAGTTTGAGCAGGCTGCTGCTTTGGCTTCTGGTCTTGCTAGTTCGCAAGCCGCTTCTTCGCAGGATGCTATGTCGCGTCTTGCTCAGATAGCGAATATGGCTGCGGCTGAGAGAGGGGCTGCGCCTACACAGTTGGCTGCTGAGTCTCGTTTGGCTTTGGGTGATGAGGCTTTCCGTATTGGTGAGTCGTTGAATGCTGAGGAAAGTCAGCGTTTGTTGGATGAGCAGTTGAGGTTGGATCAGTTTAAGCAGGCACGGGATCAGGATATGATTAATGCTTTGCTTGGTGATGAGATGCGCCGTGAACAGTTCTTGGTTGATGAAGGAATACGCTTACAGGGGCAAGATTGGCAGTCTGGTCAGGCTCAGTTGGATCGTGATTTCAGGTCTGATGAAGCAAGGTTTGATCGGGATTTCCGATCTGATGAGGCAGAGTTGGCTCGTGATTTCCAAAGCGATCAAGCAAAACTTGATCGTGATTTCAGGCAACGTGAAGCGAAGGCTGATCGTTCTTGGAGGTCAACTGAAACAACTAGATCGCATTATCGTGATATGAAGAATGCTACTACTGCGTTTGATCGTTCTAAGAAGTTGATGGAACTGGAACAGGATTACAAACAGGTTGCTTTGGATGCTGAGGCTGATGTTGCAGCAGAGGCAGCAAGGGCTGAGGATATTGGTAATGAGTATGCTGGTAATTATTACCAGTTAGGTGACGCTGTTACTGTTCTTGATGAAAATGGTAATGCTGTTATTGATGCAGATGGAAACCCTGTTGTTGAATATCCTATGGGTGGTCAGATGTGGGATGCTATGAGTCCTACGGAACGTAAAGCGGTTCGTGATGATTGGGCTAAGATTCAGGCTGGTAATGGAACTACTTATGGTCAGGGTAGTTATCAGACTATGGTTTCTAAGTATGGTCCTGAGGCGCAACCTTTGATTATACATGCTCAGGCTATGTTGTCTGAAAACAAGCCTTATGTGCCTGTAAAAGACGGATGGGGTACTTTAATTGGACCTACTCAAGAAGAACATGCTGCTGAAGTTAAAGCAAAACAAGAAGATTACATGGAAAGACTTACTTCGTCTTCTGGCTTAGAAGGTCCGGCTATTGATGCTTCTGAAAGAGAACTCATTTTGTTGTATTTAAGAGAAATGCAGGATATTCGTGATGAGGAAAATCTTGCTTGGGCAAATGCAATTAATGACACTACACAGGCTGACTTTGTTGCAAAAACGGAACCATATTTCCAAGGGGAAATGGAAGATATTCGTAATCGGGGTGAAGATTGATAACCTTTAAGGAGGCTTTGGCAGCCGACTCAGGACGGTAACCATGCCCTATAAAAACCCTCCAAAACCAGCATCACTTGCAGGTAAACCTGTCGCTCGTGATCGTTTAACAGAAATAATTAAAGAAGCACGCCCTGATATTAAATTGGGAACTGACACTCGTATTGCTACTGACAAAGAACGCATAGCAGACATTCTTAAAATATCTCCTGAGACTCAAAGTGTTGCAAGACCTTTGCATGAGATTCAACAAAAATGGCAGCAAGAAGATTACATTAAAAGGAACACTCCTTGGTATGTAAAAACGATGAGTGTTGGTCCTGTAGGCGGCTTTCTTAACATGATTCAAAAGCCTTTGGCTTTTACTTCTTCTGCTATTAAAGAAGGAATTGATTTGTTTACTGGTCAGGATGCCAGTTGGGGTGATTTTAAAAAGCAGTACAACGATAATTACACGTTTGGAAATATTTTGCGTGATTACAATGTTATGCAGGATCGTAATAGTGGGTGGCAAAAGTTTGGTGCTGCTGCTTTAGGTTTTATTGGTGACGTTGCTTTAGATCCTTTGTCTTATTTAGGTTTGGTTGGTAAAGGTATCGCGTTTTCTGGTCAGTTGGTTAAAGGCGGGGCGCGTAAAGCGGCTCGTGAGATGGTTCGCAAGAATGTTTTAAGACAGGTGCAGGCTAGGGGTGATGATGTTCTTGGTAGTGTTGCCCGTCAGATGGCTGATGGTGATTGGTTGGCTTTGGCTGATGATATTGCTGATACGACTGCTAAGGGTAAAAAGACTTTAACTAAGGTTGATGACGGGTTTGAGTGGACTACGCGTACAGGGAGAGTAAATGATAAAGGTGAGGAAATTTTTGAAACTGTAAAGTTTACTTTCGATGAGGTTGCTGACATTGAGCGCATGTATGACATTGGTGCTGGTGTTATTAAAGATGGTGCTACGAGCATTAAGCCTGATGATTTGCGTTGGGCTGCTGGCAAGTATGCGGATTCTGGTTTAGATCGGTTTGGTCGTTACGGCGCTGACGATTTTCTTGATGATGCAGGTGAAGGTTTCCGTCAAGCGGAGCAAGGTTTTAGAAATGCTTGGTTGACTGCTGAGGATGCAGCCAAAATGAACATTGGGTTCGGCATGAAAGTTCCGGGTACTGGTCCTATTGGTCGGGCTTTAAGGATCGCTGATCCGATTGAGCGTGCTGTTAATAAAGTAACAAAGTTGGGGTTGCAAGCACCTATTGGTGTGAGGTTTATGACTTCTGAAACTCCTGTTATCGGCAAATTGGTTACTGGTATTCCTCAAGGTTTACGAAATGGAATTATTAAACAGGTTACTGGTGTTAAGAATCCGAAATTTAGGCGTGGTGGTTTAACTAAGTTGGTTACTCGCGGTAAGTTTAGTGGCAAACTTGGAAGGCTTAAAAGTGAGTTACGTACTACTGATGATGCTGTTCGTGTTCATCAGGGTAAGCGTTTAATTTACGCTGATGCTAGTGGTAATGCTAAGGGGAAGATGACTAAACCTGCTCTTGCTCGAACAGCGGGAACTTATGTTGATGCTATTTATGATGGCGCTAAAACAAACAAGGTTGATGTTGGTAAATTGAAAAAAGAATTGTTTAGTGCTTTGGGTGGTAATGACGAGGCTGCTACCAGAGTTGTTCAAATGATGAATAATGATGATTCCCTTCTTGTTTGGGGTCGTCAAGTTTTTGAAGATTTACGCGATGAAGCAATAACTGCAGGTGGACGAGACTTTTTAGGTCATGTTGACAATTTTGTTCCTCGTATTGTTAGTGAAGATTTCAAAAAAGCAATGCAAGGTCGGTTGCGTGGAACAGGTAGGTACATGGATGGTAAGGCTTATCAGACTGCTGCGCACACACCACAGGGTCCAGAATATACACGCAAGTATGTTAATGAAAAAGAGTTCGCTGATGCTGTCGCTAAAAAAGCGAAGGCTGATGGTATTGAGTTGGAAGAAGCAGAACGTCTTTTGCGTGGACGTAAATATACTGAAACAGAATTTGCTGATGCGGCTGCTAAAAAAGCACAACGAGAAGGCATTGAGTTAGAAGAAGCGGAACGTCTTTTACGTGCTGATGAACAGGCTGCTTTAACGGACGAGTTTTTTGGTGAGAGACTTTTTGAACCGGGAAGTCCTAAAGATGATGGTGGTACGTGGGGTTCTGTAGAGGATCAGATCGCTGACATCATTGAACGTGGTGACGCTAACTACATGTTGTTTACTGATGACATTGAGATGGCTTTAAAAGGTTACGTGGATCATATTTCAAACAGGGTTGGTGAGGTTTGGACTGAGAAACTTCTTTTAGATGATGGTGTTCTTATTGACCGTATGGCTGAGTACGTGTTTCTTCCTAGTGAAGCGGCTGTTAAGGCTGGTAAAGAGTTCAGGCAAGCGAGCGAAAACTTTTCTCGCGCTCAGGGTGAGTTGATTCAGGCTTTACGCAGGAAACAGGGCGATGTAGGCGATGCTGTTATTAATCAAAAAAACATTGACGAATTGCAGGATGTTGCTGAACAGGCTAAAGGAAGATTGGATGAAGCGAATGCTCGTCAGGAGCGGTTAGCGGAAGAAGCAGCGGAACTTGAAGAAGTTGTGTTGGCTAATAAGGCTAATAAAACTGATTTGGATAGAAGGATAAGGGATTTAGAACGTCAGATTAATGAAGCGGAAGTGGATTCTCGTGAGATTTTAGAGATGGCTGAGGAGCGTGAGAAACTTCTTGAAATGAAGAACGCTTTGATTTCTGATGGAAGTACTTTGAAGTCGGCTTATGACACGGTGGCTAGTGGTACTGCTCAGGTGTTGTACATGGAGCGTGCTGTTAGTGCTGCGTTTGGTTCGGGTGAAGATTTTGAAAAGTTTATTTCTTTGTTTGGTTATGGTTTCGATTACAGAAACATTAATGCTCCTGATGGAGACATAGCAAAAGCACTAGGTGCGCTTGGTAATAAGGTTGATGATCGTATAGCAGAGTCTGTGCAGATGGTGAATGGTAAGTACCATTTTGTTAAGGCTGATGGCACTACTAAAGATATTGAAGCGTTGTTTAAAGATGTTAATGACATTCTTCAGAATGGTGATGAGAATGGTATTGGCGTGTGGTTGGGTGTTGAGCGTGAAATAGATTTCTTGAACATGGATGCTAAACGGTCTTTTGAAATAGGCAACCAAAAAGATGATTATGGTTTTACTGCTGGTGAAATAGATTTTACAAGTGATGTTGGGAACCCTGCTGTGAAATTGTCTGATTCGTTGGATCGGATTCGTTCCGAAGTTGATGAAGCGAATGAGGCTATTTCAGAGTATGTTTCTCTCGTAGGCGACAATGTTGCTGCTACTCCTGCTACTAGTGAGAATGTTTTAGAAGCAGAAGAATGGATTGTTAACGAAATTCAGGCTCAATATAATTTGGTTGCCGCGCAAGGGTTTGATCCTTTCGCTGAAAATTTTAAAGATTTGTTGAATAGTCCTGCTATGCAACAAAGGTTGCAAACTTTTTATGCTGCTAAGAGTATGCCGCAAAGCGCATACGTTTTTGATGGGCAAGCAATAGATGATTTAGTTGAGCAGATCGACAACACGATGATGGAACAGATCACAGATTTGGATAGACGCATTGATGTTGCGGAAAGTTTAGCGGAACAGCAAGGCGTTCCGTTGCGTTTGCATTACATAGATCATAACGGTGAGGCTGCTTATATGGGTGTGCGTGATTACGTTCACATGAAACAGGTTAGAGATGTTATGCGTTCATCTCCGACTACTTCTCAGTTGCCTATTGACCCTGTTCGTCCGAGCGTGGATGACATTATGAGTGGTGTCCGATTTGAAGGACAGTTGGGAAGCAATGTTGGTGGCGGTTTTGAGCATGATGGTATTCGTTATTATGTGAAACAGTACGGTGATGAAACAGCGAATGGCAAGTTTGTTGCTGATGGTAATGGTCGTGATCGGATAACTGGTGAGGTTTTAGCGAACAGTTTGTACCGTGAGTTGGGGCTTCAGGCTCCAGATGGTTATGCGAGTCGTTCTGCTGATGGTAGTTTGTATCATGTTGCTCCTTGGATAGATGATATTCAAACGGTTGCAGCGTCTGGTATAGATCCTTTAGAGGCTTCTATTGTTACGATGCCGGACGGCACGTTTCAGTTGATGAGAACTGACCAAGTTACTAATGCAATTCAACAGTATGGAATGAGTTTGCCTGAACAGACTTTGGCTGAGGCTATGACAGAAGGTTTGGCTGCCGATATTCTTTTAGCAAACTGGGATGTACTTGGTTTAGGTTTTGACAATATTGGTGTGTCTGCAACACGCGGGTTTGTGCGTATTGATAATGGTTCTTCTTTCTTTCATCGGGCTATGGGCGATCTTAAAGTAGATGTGCCTGATGGTTGGGATTATCTCAATGTAAGCGATCTTCAATCAATGTTAGATTTGCAAGGGAAAAATCCTTTGTATGCCTCCTTAGCGGAGGCTGGTATTCCTGATGGTGATTCAACAAAACTGTTAGGTAAACAGGTTACGAAACTTTTGGATCTTCGTTTAAAAATGGGGGGAATGGAAAATTTTGTAGCGCGACACATGCCGGGGTTGGCTCCTAATGAGATGGGTCCTTACGCTAATTTCTTAGAGAAACGGTTGGAATATTTAGCAGATTATTTTGATATATCATTTCCTGAACTTGGTAGTGACGATTTTACTAAAGCATATTTAAGGTCACGTAGAATTTCTGAGGACGCTATTGAAACTGCGTCTAAAGAAGGCAGCATTATGCGTTTATTCCATGAGGCTGGTCAACCACAATTAGGGCTTGGTGACAGATATGGTTCTCCTTGGCCCGGATGGGGTGATGCCGAATTTTTGAATGCTACTCCTAATGCAATGTATTACGATACTGGTCCTGAAAAATTTAATTTAGTTTTAGAAACTCCTTTAGGTGGGCGCAACATAAAAGTTTATGGTGTACACCCCGATCAGGAGATTCGTGCTGCTGAACTTGCTATGCAAATGAATCACACTAGAAGTCCTGAAGAAATTCAAGAACTTCTTGAAGAATTAATGTCTTTAGATAGAAGTTACCATGGTTATGCTGCACCTGAAATGAGATTAGATCAGTTGTCTCGCGTTGCTGATTCTGACCCTGAGTTTTTAAATGGTTTTCTTCGCCACATGAAACAAATGCCTCCTAATACTCCACAGTACTCAAGGTTAGATCGAACTATTGCAAGTATTGAGATTGCTCGTGACATGGGTAGATTGCGTGCGCCTAAAAATTTGTACGAATGGAATGCTAATATTCCGCGTGCGCAAATGTTAAACAAGC